CTTTGGTTTCTTGACTACCATAACTGAGTTCCCTAACATTACATAATTGGTTCCTTAGTGATAAATAAATGAATGAAACAAGTGGCAATACTAAACTAGAAGAAGCATTAGGCATATCACCACAGTCTAATACTAATACACAACGTGCTGTAGTAGTCCGTCCTTCTCCTCCTGTTCAAGATGATAATACTATTCAAACGGATAGTGAATACGCACGCCAAGAGATTTATGATTTGGTTAGTAAGGGCGGTGAAGCCATAGATCAGATAATGGAAGTAGCACGTGAGTCACAGCATCCTAGAGCATATGAAGTCCTTGCCCAAATGCTAAAAACGCAATCAGATAACGTGGATAAGTTATTGAGGATTCAAAAGGAACGCAAAGACCTATTAAAGCCTGATCAAGAGGGTACTAATAAATCTCCTATAAACGTAGCAAACGCTGTATTTGTAGGCACTTCTAGTGATTTGATCCGTATGATACGCCAAGAAGAAAGGAATGATGGGCATATCATAAACGTAACACCAACGCCAATAGACGATGAATAAGACAGTCTTTAAAGGTTATATGAGTAATCCTAGACTCCGCCGTGCGGGGCAGGAGATTAGTCTATCCAAAGAAGAAGTAAAGATCTATCTCAAATGTGCTAGAGATCCTATCTATTTTATTGAAACGTTTGTTAAGATTGTTACTATTGATGAAGGTATTGTTCCTATCAAGCTTTGGAAGTTTCAAAAGAAACTCTTAAAGATATGCCATGATAATAATAGAGTTATAGTCAAGGCAGGACGTCAGACTGGTAAGACCACGACGCTTGCCGTTGGATATTTACTATGGTATGCGCTCTTTCAACATGATAAGGTAATAGGTATCCTTGCTCAAAAGGAAAAGACTGCTAAGGAAATCCTTGCGCGTATCAAGAACGCATATATGAATCTACCACTATGGCTACAGCAGGGCATAGATGAATGGAATAAAGAGTCTATTGAACTAGAAAACGGTTCTAAGATATTATCTGAATCTACTAGCTCTGGCGCTATTCGTGGATTTACTATCTCTCTTCTATATCTAGACGAATTTGCTTTCGTGCCTAATAACATAGCTCATGACTTCCTAACATCCGTCTATCCTACTATATCCTCAGGAAAGACTGCTAAGATCTTTATATCCTCTACTCCTAATGGTATGAATCACTTCTATAAGCTGTGTATGGATGCCAAGAAAGCGGAAAAACTAGGCGTGCCAGGCTTTAAGCTAGTAGAGAACACGTGGCGTGACCGTCCGGACCGTGATCAGGCATGGGCAGATGATCAAAAGAGAGTTCTAGGTGAGGAGAAGTTCCTACAGGAAATGGAATGCGAGTTCCTAGGAAGCGCAGGCACACTAATATCTTCTGTTGCGCTAAAGAATCTCAGTTACATAGAAGCACTCAAATTCTTATTAGAAGGCGCACTACATCTCTATCAGGAACCTATACAGGGACACCAATATATTTTAACTGCAGATAGTTCTCATGGAAAGGAGCTAGACTATAGTGCTTTTGTTGTATTAGACGTCACGCAGGCACCATATAGAATAGTTGCCAGATATAAATCTAATATCGTATCCGCGCAAGAATATCCTAATTTTATTACTAGCGTTGCTAAGCATTACAATAGAGCATATGTACTTGGTGAGAATAATGATATTGGCTCTCAAGTCTTGAGCCTCTTGGTCAATGATTGCGAATATGAAAACGTCTTTTATACAGAAGATGTTAAGATGGTCACGCGTCTGACTTTAATAGCTAACAAGACTCCCGGAGTTAGAACGACGTCTAGAGTCAAGCGTCAGGGTTGTAATGCTCTAAAAACTCTAATAGAAAGCAATCAGATGATCATAGAGGACTTTGATATCATCTCAGAACTTTCTACTTTTGTAATCAAGAAGAACAAAACCTATGCCGCAGATGAAGGTGCTAATGACGACTTGGTAATGTGTTTAGTCTTATTTGCCTGGTTGACCACGCAGTCTATATTCAAAGATCTAATTGATCAGGATATGCGCAAAAGACTCTTTGATAAGAACATAGAACAAACAGAATCAGAACTGCCACCATCTCTTGTTGTAATAGCATCAGCAGATATTCCTAATACCATTAAAGAAGATGGAATTATCTGGAATATAGTTCCTGATAGACCGACAGATGAAGATGAGGGCTTTGGCGGTAAATGGTCTGGATATTAATTTACTATTACAGTTCGTTAGAGTATAATATATAGACAGATATAAAGCGTGAGTGACGATGACATTATCCGGACGAATATTTAAAAATAAGGCATGTGATCTTGTTTTATTGAGTATGTTGACTAGCAATTTTCGCCGCTCTATTACTTTTTTTAATATAATTCTGGATGCTAGTTTTTCAGGACGTCATGCTCCTAGATTCTCTATTAATCTGATAATCCTTAATGTAATTCTATTTGAGTTTAGTTTCTATGATACACGCCACAAAGACTAGAGCAACTCCTGTTCCCACAAGACGTTCCCACGATCACTCTATAGTCCTTTCCAGGAACGATGTTCGACAGCTGAATATTCGCGCAAGATCGCGGAATAGGAATAGGAATATAGAAGCCCCAAGACCACCAGGCTGCAAGCCCAAAGGCTTTATTCCTTTTGTGCCTCTTATACCAACAGAGACGGATATTTAAAATGATTAATGAACCACAAGACAAAGATGCTATGAAAACTATACTATCGTCTGATGCCTCACAAGAACAGATTCTAGAGAATATGATTCGAAGAATAATTAAAGAAGAATTACAAAACGTTCTTCTGCAATTCTTTCCTAAGTCAGCGCCTCCTTTTCTTGATATTAATAGAATCAATGATCGATGAAGTCTAAAAAATCTCCTCATGGAGTGTGCTGTTCTTCATGCTTTTATGAGTTAAATATGAAGCCTAGACCTGAACGTTGTCCTATATGCAACTATAAGTTTGGGAAGGTTATAGTCTATGCAGCAGGCTATACTAGTACGGGTGAGTCTTTGTCTGCTGCAAAAAGAAAAAAGAAAGGATTCATTCCTTTTGATCCTTCGTTATAAAATCCTAAGACCTATATACTATCAGAGACAGCTAGTTAATTAGACTGTTTTTGAATATATTTGAACTGTAATAGTTCGCTACTCTGAGGAGAATAGACCATGGCTGAGATTGTATATTACTATTTGTTCAAGACTACCTGCCGTGTGGATGGTAGTGCGTTCTTTGGGATTCACAGAAGTTTGAACCCACGATGGATAGAGGATGGTGGTGCTATATCCTACTATGGCAGTGGTGAGAAGCTGCGAGCCAAAGTCGCTCGCTATGGCATGCAGAACATTGACGTGGACATCATTCAAACCTGTGCCACCTATGACGAAGCCAAGCGTGGGCTAGATCGCATTCTATCACCAGCAACCCTTGCTGACCCACTATGTCTCAATATGCCACAGCCTGTTATTAATCAACGCATCAGCGAGGGTCTAATAGGCAAACCAAAAAGTGCTGAGCATAAGGAAGCGATATCAGTTACTCAGACAGGCAACCAAAATGCATTGGGGACTGTTATGCCTGAGTCTGCTAAGCTGGCTATCAAAGAATCCAAGACAAAGATCAAGTGGTGGCACAACAAAGCGACCAACGAAGAGATTCAACTTGAAATAGATGAAGATCCTGTGACTGGCTTTGAGCTAGGACGATTGCCTAAGACAAAGTAGAATATTCATCGTATTCAGTGAGTTATTGTAAGTCTTTGATTGTATTGGAATTGTAATCCTTGACTTTCTATACAATTAGCGTATAATACTCTATATGAAATCGAAAACACAGTTTAATGATCGCTTGGCGACACACACCAAAGAATTGGATTCTTTGGAGTGTGTCTTGGGCGTCTTCAACACGGAATGGGTTCGTGACCTGAATGACATGCGCATTATTCATCGTACTATTCAAATCCGCCTTCCTGGTGGTGCTTGTGCGAATTTTCGTGACACTCGCGTGGAGCGTCAGGCGCTGATCAAGCAACTGAAAACTCTCATTAACAAGTTGGAAGCATAATGAAATCGAAAACACAGCGCGAGTATCGCACTCTCACCAAGACTTTCAAAATGAAGACTTCCTTGTTTGATATCTCCACAGGTTTGAACTTTGAGGGCGAACGTGGTATTTGGATGAGTCTCTCTGGCAACACAGAGTCGATGGTGCGCGACACTCGCGTGAAGCGTCAGGCGCTGATCAAGCAACTGAAAACTCTCATTAACAAGTTGGAAGCATAAAATGACTATTTTGACTGGTCTGTTCGCATATCTCATCGTGTCTGTCATCGTGAGCCTGCTCGTGGGTCGTGTGATTGCCTTTGGTGGCAGCACTGGCACTCAGGATGAGGATTCAGAATGAGAATTCATGTGGACTATAATTACAAGACGCTCCGTGCGGGCACTCGCATCCGTCTGCTTATACAGGGCGTGCAGATCAATACAACGGTCCGAGACATCCGCATGGGCTTGCTGGCTGGCAAGTATCACATGTCTGCCATCTGCGCTCTCCGGGCATTAGACGAAGAACGAAAGACAGCTTCGGCATGCATCGGACTCTGTGGTTGCTGGTTCGAGTCTCTGAACGTTCAGATTGACGTCGTGTAACTTAGTCTAAGTCACTGAAAAGCTACAAGTTTTTTCCCTTTACTTTTAATACCATAGCGAGTATAATAGTTTACATGAATTAGGAATAGCGTGAATTGCAACACCCACCAATCATGGGTAATGAGTTTGCATAGCGCGTTGTGGAACATGATTGGTGCACAGACATTAGAGTCCGATGGTCTGTGTAATAGCGAGGTAGAAGAAACCAGACGCAAGTCAAACATCCGGCACAGAAGAGAACTGTCTAACATCTCAATGTTTTTGTGAGAATGGAATGATGATATGAGTGATTTGTTAAAATTATTGGTGCTCCAGCTGGCTGACGATCGTTTTCGTCTTGCGGAACAGATACAAGTCGCAAAAGAAGCCAAAGCACGTGTCGCGACCTGTCGCAGCAATATTAAGAACAGCTTGGCAGCAGTCGCGGCTGAACGTGCTCTGGTCCGACAAGTCCGCAAAGATGCGGCTGAAGCTGGCAAAG